ATAGTCTTTAAAATCAATAGATTATCGATCTAAAAAGAATTGTACACGCATAGAATCAGCACTTATAATTATTCTATAGAAAGCATAATTCTGCTCATTAACATGAGCCATATTCTCTTCATGTGCTTCGAACGCTTCGCGTATACAACGCTTCGCGTATCTAAAACGGCATTGCGACAGCAATGGCAATGCCGAGCGCTAGCGAGGCATTACACTCTAGAAAGCTTTATATACTGAGACGGGCTCTAGAAAGCTTTATATACTGAGCTGGATCTTATAAACCATTGTAGAAACATCTAGAATCATGCAGAAGATGATCTATACCTACTGTCTATAGTATCTATAATAGTCTAGAAAATTGATTTTATCTGCTACAACCACTCTAGATGTGTCTAGAATCGTGTCTATCATGTTTTCATACTGAATCAATAGATTATCCTACATCTATAGATCGTCTGCTGAGCTAGCTCAGAGACGGTATGCTACCGCATACTAACCTCTGTAGAAACATCTAGAATCGTGCAGAAGATGATCTATACCTACTGTCTATAGTATCTATTGAATCGATCTATAGATCATCTTCTAGAAGCTTTAAATTTATTTTACGTACACACTTTAATAGATTAAAATTATTCAAAGTAACTTTAAGGAAATACTAATGTCAGACGTAAATGTGATGGTCGATCTAGAAACACTAAGTCAATCTAAGACTGCAGCTATAGTCTCGATTGGAGCTGTAAAATTCGATGGAGTTTCTATTTTAGACGAGTTCTATGTTAACATAGATCCTTTGTCTTGTAAAGCTCATGGACTTGATATTCAGATTCAAACTATTCAGTGGTGGAAAACTCAGAAACCAGAAGCGTATGCAAGTCTAAAAAATAATAGAACTTCTCTTGAAGAAGCATTAGATGTGTTTTCTTCTTGGTTTGGACCTACATCACTGCCTGTGTGGGGAAATGGGGTTTCGTTCGATAACGTGATTCTAGAAAACGCTTATATTGTGTTGAACAAAAAAGTTCCATGGAAATATTATGACGAACGTTGTTATCGTACAGTGGTGAATTTATTTGGAATTTCTAAGATTAAATCATCTGCTAGAACTCTTCATCATAATGCTTTAGACGATGCAAAAGCTCAAGCGTTAAATCTAATGTCTCTCTTTTCTAAGAAATAAATTATGTCAAAAAATCGAATTATCATCCTTGAAGGTCAAGATCGCTGTTCTAAAACAACTCTGACTTCTCAGCTGTCTAAATTACTCGGGCCTGGAGTTATTTGCCATCATGCAGGAAGTCCTCCGAAATTAGATTCTATAAAAGAAATGCAAGAATGGGAAGAATCTAACTATGCTCTTTTGTTTGACCAGTTTCTAATTCTATCCGACAATACAAGCGTCATTACAGATAGGTTTCATCTTGGCGCAGCAGTATACGGACGCAAGTTTCGCAACTATCCGAAAGATTATACTTGCGCAGATCTAGAGCAATACTTTGAATACTATGAAGATGATCAAGTTTATTTGATTGTTATTACTGACTATGCCGATAAGATTAAATCGCGCGAAGATGGCATGTCTCTAGAGACATCCGTAGAAGAATATGAAGAGACTCGAAAATCATTTATTTCAGAATATGAATGCTCTACTATTCCAAATAAATTGATGCTAAATATTACAGACATCGGCGGATTCGATCAGCTTCTGCCTACAATTATTAATTTTTTAGAGGTTTAAAATGCAAACAGTACAGAATATTAGAGATCAGTTTTTAGAAAAGTTCTTGAATAAAGAATTCGTCGGTAATACAGTAGAGATTATTGGCGCAACATTTCTTGCAGACGAACCAGTTATTTTCGGAGAAATCAATCATGATTGGAATCAGAGAGAATTAGAATGGTATGAAAGTATTTCAAGAAATGTAAACGACATTGAAGGCAATATTCCTACTATTTGGAAAAGAGTAGCTACACCAGACGGCCGAATTAACTCAAACTACGGATGGTGTATTTGGTCTGAAGAAAATGGAAGTCAATATAAGCATGTTTTAGAAAAACTAAAATTAGATAGAAATTCACGTCAAGGCGAAATGGTTTATGTTAGGCCTAACATTCACAGTGAATGGAATAAAGACGGAATGTCTGATTTTATTTGTACTATTGCTAATATGTTTTTTATACGCGATAACAGATTAGTAAGTCATTACATTTTTCGCAGTAACGATTCTGTGCACGGTTACAAGGGTGACGTTTTTTGGGCGTCAGAAGTTCAGCGTCGTTTAGCTAAAGATTTAAATGTTGAAGTAGGAGATTTGATTTGGACTGGATCATCTCAACATATTTACGATCGACATTATTATTTGATAGATCATTATGCTAAGACTGGTGAAATCAGCATTTTAAAAGAAAAGTATGCTGAGTTGTACCCTGATTCAGAATATCTATGATTGACATTTTTCTTCATCGGCAAAATGATTCAGAAGAAATTTCTGAATCCGGAATTGAAATAGATATTCGTTCTTCTATCAACGGGTTAGTATTAAACCACGATAGATTGAATCATTCTGATACATATCCTCTGCTAAAAGATAAGTTGAATCTTTTTAAAGAAAAGAATATTATTTTGAACATCAAAGAATCTGGCATCGAAGAAGAATTAATCGATATGATGAAAGATCATGATTACTATTTTCTAGACAGTCAGATTCCCGATATTCTGAGACTTTCGAAGAAGTATCCAGAAATTGCTCACAGATTTATTGTCAGACTTTCTGATGTAGAGTTACCGTCAAACAAGTTTATTTCTTTGATCAAACCAAAATACATGTGGCTTGACTATTCAGAATTTGATAATTTTGACTCCAAACAGTATCGACAATTCGTTTCTAGAATGTTATACTTGTCTTCTAGATATCAGCATTTTATTGTGGTTTCACCAGAACTATATTCGCTTGAATATGTACGACACATAGAATCTGTCAAGAAAACAATTTTTGAAAATGTTGGACCTTTTTCAATATGCACTAAATATCCTCAACTCTGGAGGAATTAATGATTAATCTTAAAAAAATAATTGACAGTTATGCAACAATCTTTATTGACGTTGATAACACATTATTCAATTATTCTTATGCGCATGAGAAAGCATTGGAATCTGTATGTGCTAAATTTTCTTTTACAAAAGAAGATTATAAACTAGCACAAAAGAGCATAAAGAAAAGAGAATTAGAAGTAAACCATCATCGCAAAGAATTCAACTTCAAAAAAGTGTGTGAACAAAAACGCATTCATTTTTCAGAATCTTTGAAGATGTATGAACAGTATGAAAACATTTTTCATGCTAATATGTATGTTGATAAAAGCATGGCTGAGATGCTAAAACATGCGCATAAGTCAGGAAAAACTGTAGTTGCAATTACGAACTTTTATGTTCTTCCTCAAATCAAAAAGTTAGAAATTCTTGAGCTAAGTCAGTACATAGATTTTCTAGTGACAAGCGAAGAGTTTGAAGCAGAGAAACCAGATCAAGTTTTGTTCGACTATGCGATGGAATTAGCAAATAATCCATTGAAATCTGAAATCATTATGTTCGGAGACTCTCTAGCTGACAATACTGCTCATCTCGGAATTGACTATTATCCGTATAACTGCACTAAACTAATGATCAGTATTTCAGGAAAATCTGGAGCTGGCAAATCCACAATTAGTTCAGTATTGAATGAAGTCTGGAAATGTTCTATCATTGAAGGCGATGGGTATCATAAGTTTGAAAGAAATAGTAAAGCATGGGAAAAACTAACGCATTACAATCCAAAATCTAATAATCTCATTCAGCTTGGTCTCGACATTAAAAACATCTACCATGGAATTTCTAATGTCAATATTCCGATCTACAATCACTGCTCTGGCAAGTTCGATTCTCCTGTCAGTATAAAGCATGATTCGTTAGATGTAGTTATTATCGACGGACTTCATTCGCTATACAATGAAGTAACTGGCGATTTTGTAAAGATTAGAATTTTCATCGATAATGAATTGGCGGATTTTCAAAAAATCGAGCGAGATTCAATTCACCGTCAAAAAACTGAAGATGAAGTCAAAAGAAGCATAACCAGTAGAGAAGAAGATTATTCTAAATACATCGCAATTCAGAAAGAATTCGCCAATTTTTTAATTTACGTAGATTCTAATCAGAAGTATAATATCATTATCAATGATGAATTGACTTTTAAAAACTTTCAGCACACAGATGGGAAATTAGTTTTGACCGGAGATTATAAAGATCTTAGTTCTGTCGTTAAGACTTTAGTATTAGACCTTAAAGAAAATAGATATGAAACATAGTACTCGTGAAATGCTAGATCAGTATAAAGAATTAACTTCTTTGGTAACTGTTCTAGATGCGCCAAGCAAAGGCGGAAATATTTCTGTTAAATTTGATGACTTGATTGCCATTAAATCGTCTGGTGAAAATATGAAATCTGATCATTCTATTTCTATCTGTTTTGTGTCAGATGGGGTTTCTAGAACGTCATATGACTTTAGAAAAGAATCTTTTTGCGCTAATGCATTGAAGCCATCGATGGAGATTTCAATGCATTTGAATCTGAAATCTAAATTCGTATTTCATTACCATCCGGTATATGTTCTTCCGTACCTATGTTCAAACTATGAATTTGCTTACGGAAAATCTATTGATTACGCTAATCCAGGAGCAGAATTAGCTGCAGCAGTAGAAGGGCAGACTGAAGAAGTTTTATGGTTACGAAATCACGGTGTCGTCTTGCAATCAGATTCAACTCAAAGAATTAAAGAATTATATGATAAGATTAAAACAGATTTCTTTGATTCAAATAGTTGTAGACGTTCATATACACCAGATGATGTAGTTGACGCTTCCAACTTAGAGCTTTGGTTGTTCAGACACTATATAGAACTGATTAGTCAAATGAATGGTCTAGAGTTAAATGTTCTTAGCTCGTCAACTTCTTGGAAATTAAGAACTGATCTAAACGAAATTTATAGGATGCAGAAATGAAAATTATTATTCCGGCCAGTGGAAATGGTCAACGATTCAAAGACGCTGGATATGCTGAATTTAAGCCACTCATTCCTGTTGTAGGATCTAAGAAAATTATTGATTATGTTATTGATTGCTTTGATGTTAATAATGATGAGTTTTTCTTTATTTCTTCACCAGAATCATATGAAGATTTAGAAGATCATTTGAGCTCTATTGAAAATTTAAAATATAAACATTTAGTTTATTCTGGTCAAAAGCTAGGACCCGTTGGAGCTATTTGTGGAGTTCGCGATGAACTAGAAAAATACATCAACGGTACTGATCCTGTTATCATTAGCTATTGCGACTATGGAATGAAATGGGATTATTCTGATTTCTTAAAATTTGCCAAAGAAACAAATGCAGACGGAATTATTCCTTGCTATTCTGGTTATCATCCTCATTTGGAAAATCCTGACAATGTATATGCAGCATGCAAAGTAGATGAAGATGATAGAATCTATGAAGTAAAAGAAAAATATCAAAGCAAAAAACGTCATTCTGAACTATGGTCTCCGGGACTTTATTATTTTTCTACATTCTATAAAATGTGGATTGCTTTTTCAAGTTTAGTTTCTTCTGGTAAGAAATTGAACGGAGAATATTATGCATCGCTAGCTTATAACGAGATTTCAGATTACTATACTTGTAAAGTATACAGAAAAGTAGAAAAGTTTTATCAATTTGGAACTCCTGTAGATTTTGAATATGCTAAATCTAAACTCAACGCTCTAGAAGAGTTAAGAAATACATATGCAGAAATTAAAAACACAATCATCTTGTCGGCCGGTAAAGGCGAAAGATTTTTGAATCTTGGATTTAAACAGCCAAAACCATTTATTCCTCTTGGTGAATCGGATTTTATTACAGAAATCACCAAATCGTTTGATGAGTTGAAAACTGAGATCAGATATGTTGGATCAAAAGAACATTCGCATTTCTGGAATGGGTACAATGTAAGTCTGATTACACCAAATAAAATCGGCGCAGCTTTTTCCTATTCTGAAGCATGCAAAGATGTAGTCGGAGAAACACTAATTGTTCCGTGCGATCTGATCGCTAAATATACTGTTCCTGAATTCATTGAACTGAAGAAAACTGCAGATGTCATTATTTTTACATCTGAACCAAGCCAATTTGCCAGGCAAAACAAAAACAGTTTTGCCTGGGTATCTGGAGAAACTAACGGATCTATCAAATCGATTTCTATTAAAGAACTGAACGAAGTTTTAACAGATCAAATGGTTCTAATCGGAAGTTTTTGGGTGAGAAACAATCAAGATTTGCTAGATTCTATCGATGAAATATTTCAGAAACAGATTAAAACTAATGGCGAATTTTATCTAGACAATGCGTTTAAAAATATTTTGGATAAGAACCAATTAATGGTAAAATATGTTAAACTAGATAAATACTTTTCTCTTGGAACTCCAAGTGAATGGACAGAAAATCAATATTGGATTACAAAATGACTATAAACGAAGAAATACAAACATATCTGGACATTCCGAGTATTGGAACTGAGCAGGTCAAATCTTTAGTTCAGTCTTTTAGAGATGATCAAGCATACGATTTTCCTGTATGTGTGTTGTCTCATAAATTTGATCCGCGACGTTCTAAATTTCTAGTTAGTTTAGAAAAGCAGATCGATGTACAGAACAAATATTTTGTTTTTACATATGAAGATCAGAAAGATCTTTATTCTAGATTTGAGAAATTAACTAATGTTAATGTTGTCTATATTCCGCTAGAGAAAAAACATCTCACTTTGACCGGAAAGCGCCAGTATATTCTTGACTGGAATATTCGAAATAAGAATTCAGATGCATTCTTTATTGAAGACGATTGTTTTGATTTTTATCTTCCAATTGGTTCGTTTGGCGAAGATACTGGAAATTTTAGAAACAAAAAATTTCTAATGTCATACAACTTTTTGTTTGGTTTCTGGGAACATGTAGTAAAAACCAACAATCTGAAATATTCTGGACCAGTCAACAATATGGAATTTACTTTTAGAAATCTGAGCGAAAATCCATTTATAAAAAGATATGCTCAGACGGTTCAAGCAATTCATATGAATATTGATAGTTGTGTTAAACTAAATCTGACATACGACGAAGATTCTGGTTGGGATGACTATGATATGATCATTCAACAATGCGTATACAATGAAGGATCGACTGCTTTGATCTTCAGCTATAATACTCCATCTCTAAAGTCTGGAGTATCTGCAATGTCTGCAACTGCAGATGCTCTGAAAGAGCGATGCATCAAAAATACTACTGCGCTTATCGATAAATGGGGTCTTGGATTGGTTCGTCTAGATACTAAAAAAGATCTTTATAATGCCAAAGTAAATTGGTTTACGATTAAAAAGGCTTTGACTAACAACGTTCCTCTAGAAAAGATTGTTGGTCTTAATAATGAAGAATCTAAGAGATTTATTGATTCGTATAACGTTCCTAAATTAGATTGTTTATCATGAAGCATGCATCTATTATTCCTTTAATCGGCGGAGAAACGATTGCTCAAATGAAAGCTTTTGATTCTCGACCAGAATACTTGCTTTCTTATAAAGCATTCATTAACAATGATTCTCACTTGGTGAATTATCTCAAAGACATTCCTTATTATGTTCTAGACGATAATACAAAACATCCGTATTCAGTAGATGTAGTGAATACCGTGTGTCCGTGCGCTGGGCTGAGTTCTCTTTCGACTACATCTAGTTCAGATTCGGCAATCAATGATTGGATGACTGGAACTGCAAAATATGTTTTAGAAGAAATCAAACCAAAAGTATTTTGGGGAGAAAACTCTCCGCGATTTGCTAGCAAACTTGGAGCTCCGATCGTAGAAAAGCTTTTAGCGATTGCTAAAGTCAACGGATATACTATGTCTATCTATAGAACTAAATCTTTACTGCATGGTTTAAGCCAAGTTCGCGAAAGATCTTTTTATTTCTTTTGGGCTGGAGATAAAGTTCCGATTTTTAATTATTTCGAAACTCCGTATTTGAAAATTGAAGACTTCTTTAAAACAATTCCGACTGGTCTGAGTCAGCAAGATCTGACAAATACCAAAACCCCTTCTAAAGACGATTTTTACTATAAGTTTATTTTAGAAGAATTAGAAGGTGGAATAAGTCATTCGGAATTTGTTTCTAAACTTAGTCGATCGACTGATGTACTAGATTGGATTGAATCTAAGTCTAATTATGGCGTAGCAAAACTTTGGGCTGATAAATACGGTTATTCTAGAATGTCTAGAAAAACTCAAGCCATGTCAGACAAATTAGCTTCCGGCGGAAATATTATGCGTAGGATGACTTATGTACCTAAAGACCGTATTGGAGCTTTCGTCGGTCATTTTCCTACATCAATGACACATACAGAAGAAGATCGATATCTGACTGTTAGAGAATGTATGAGTCTAATGGGATTACCAAATGATTTTGAATTGCTTAATCCGACTAAGAATTTAAATCATGTATGTCAAAATGTTCCAGTTAGTACTGCATATGACATGGCCAGCGAAATCAAAGCAGTACTTGAAGGTAAACGAGAAATGGTAAGTGGAAATTTAATTTACCAATATAACAATTCTAAGACATACGAAACTAAAGACTTAGAACAGACAACCCTAGAAACTTTTTTCAACTAAGGAAACATTATGAGCCAATACTTGTTCAACGACATGCGAATCATGCACACTAAATTTAAAGTTAACGAATCAGTTCGAAAACTTTCTCCAGAAATGCTTAAAGAATTTTTGCAGTTCAGAATCCGTTTTTTGGATGAAGAAATGAATGAATTAAAAGCAGCTGCTGCTGAACAGAATTGGGAAGAAGTTGTCGACGCGCTAATTGATCTGACAGTGGTCGCTACTGGAACGTTAGATGCGTTTGATGTAGACGGAATTAAAGCATGGAATCAAGTGTTTGAAGCTAACATGACAAAAGAACCCGGAGTCAAAGCATCTCGACCAAATCCGTTCGGATTGCCAGATCTTATTAAGCCAACTGGATGGGTTGGCCCAGATCATTCTGACAACCACGGACTGCTAGCTAAGATAGGACAATTATGAGTAAAGAGTTAGATTTTCCAGATATAGAACCATTACTTATTTGACAAGGAAATTATCGATCATTAGATGTGTTGCTATGGGAACATCCTTATATTCATGAATATTTCGTAGCTGATCCTAATTGTTTTGATCTAGATCAAAACATGCATATAATCGGGTTCGAAAATCTGTTTGTTGCATTTAAATCTAAATAGGTTGATGATAGATATGAAAAATATTTTTCTCAAGATGATTGGGAAACTAAGCATAAACACGCCGTTTATGATAAAGAATATGTTGATCTTTCTGAGATAGCATCTTGTATGTACTTGATATTAACAGAAGACTTTTATGTAGCACTGCCTCCGTTGGTTAGCGATAAATTAACTACTAAAAAAGTTTGTGCCCATAGAGAAAAATATTCGACTGGGTAATTCTGTTTTAGCGAAGCTGGCCAGAAAGTCAATGATATTTTAGCTGAAGTTTCTGTGGCTGATTTCTTTACATCTGATTGCGGGTTTTGGTATGATGAAGAAAACAAAATCTGGGGGTATGACACTTAATTTACACATATGTTAAGTTGTATTATAATAAATTTATGAATACGCTTGAAAACAAAATCTAGACTGAAACAACTCTACGGCGTATGAATATATTAGTCACTGGCTTATCTCCGGCTGGGCGTAAGCAAAAGCAATACGAGCATGCTCAAAAGCTTTTATATAAAGCTACGCATATAAATCATCCTTCTGCCAGATATGTCAGGGAAGATCCTCAACAATATATCTGGACTACTTTGCTATTACGAGCATTATGCTCAGAATATACATATCGGTACGGAAAAGTTCATAAAACCGAACGAGATGGTCTGGTCGATTGGTTGTTCGACAATATTCCACATAATATCAAAAATGATAAGCCGTTTGAATTGCCTTATCTAGCTATGCCAGAATCTTGTATAATTCCTGGCGATGTAGTTTCTTCATACAGAAAATATTACATTCAAGAAAAACGACATATTGCAAACTGGTCAGGAAAAGTCAATTCTCGACCTGTTCCTGAATGGTACATATAAAAATTGTACTTAACTCTTTTTACCAATTATAATTTAATTTTAACATGGAAGATCTTTTATAATGAAACTCTCAAAAATCACACTAGATACACTTCGTAATTTTGCTTCAATCAACCAAAATATTCTTATTAAACCGGGTAATAAGTTGACGACACGTACGGTGTCGAAAAATATTTTTGTTACAGCTACTGTTCCAGATACGTTTGAGCAAGAATTCGGTATTTATAATCTTTCAGAGTTATTGGGCGTAATTTCTCTATTCTCAGATCCAGAATTTACTCTATCTGATAATTCAGTTACTATTTCTCAAGGTAAGAACAAAGTTCAATATGTTTTCGCTTCTCCTGATGTTTTAGATTATCCTGACAAAGCAATTAAAATGCCAGCTCCAGATGTTTCATTTGAATTATCTGAAGAAAATCTTAAATCTTTACTGAAAGCCGGTTCAGTTCTATCTGCAACAGATTTACTTATTCAAGGAGATGGCTCAGTTCTTACATGTACTGTGCTTGATCCGAAAAATCCTTCGTCAAATACTTTTATTATTGAATCTGGAGTTACCGATCAGACATTCAGTTCTTATATCAAACTAGAAAATCTAAAGATGCCGATGAGTATCTATGATGTCAATTTAAGTTCTAAGAAAATTGCACAGTTTGTATCTAAGACTTCAGAATACGAATTCTTTGCTGCTTGCGAGAAAAATTCAAGTTGGGCTTAATAATTTTGTACTCAGTCTTTAATTATGGAATTTTATTATGAGTCTTGAGAATTTAGTTTGGGAGTTGAAATATCGCCCAAAGAAAGTTGATGATGTAGTTCTTCCGGCTTCAACAAAAAAGATGGTCAAAGATCAGCTTAAGTCTGGAAAACTTCCTGTTTGGTTGTTTTCTGGTTCTCCGGGAACTGGTAAGAGTACTTTGGCATATGCAATTGCCAACGAACTCGATGCAGATGTGCTTTTTATTAATTCTAGTCTTGATTCGTCTATAGATATTCTGAGAACCAAGATTACACAGTTTGTATCGACTGTATCTTTTACTGATTCGCGCAAGTTAGTAATTATGGATGAATTTGATTATGTATCGGCTCAAAGCCAGCCAGCAATGCGCGGTTTTCTAGATACTTTTTCTGATAATGCAGTTTTTATCTTTACTTGTAATTATCCAGAACGAATAATTCAGCCATTGCAGTCTAGAATGACTCGTGTAGATTTTAGATTTTCTAAAGACGAAAAGTCATCGGCGATGATGCAAATGCTTAAAAGTGTTTGTAAGATTCTAGAATTAGAAAATATTACTTACGATAAAAAAGCTGTAGCTGCATTGGTGCAAAAGAATTTTCCAGATTTCCGCAAAACAATTGGAGAACTTCAGCGTTATTCGTCAGCCGGAGAGATTGATTCAGGCATTCTTGCGATCGTTGATGAGACTGGAATTAACGATTTGATCCAGTCTTTAAAAGATAAGAATTTTGCCAAAATGCGATCGTGGATTGCAAACAATCAAATGGATTCTACTCAGTTTTTTCGACTGTTTTATGATAAAGTTTCGACTATGCTGATTCCTCAATCTGTTCCTCAATTGATTCTTTTGATTGGAGAAGCTCAGTTTAAAGCAGCATTTAGCATTGATGTTGAGATTAATTCTGTCTCTTTTTGCGTTCAAGTGATGTCGCAGTGTCAATTTAAATGAGCACGCCCTTTGATTTTTCCAAATCAATTCTTCAGACTAAAGAAGATTTGTACACAAACGAGGAAATATTCAACAAAGAATATGTTCCGTTTATGATTAATCGAATTCTTTCTAATTCTGAACGAACTATTCTATTTGCAGAATGCATGGACAAGTACAACAGATTAGACAAAAAGATTCAATACGATTTCTACATGAAAGGCATACCTAAAAACAATTCTTTTCAAAAGATGTGGACCAAGAAAGAATCTTCCTCCTTAAATATAGATCATGTAGACTATATTTGTTCTAAAATGAATGTATCTGCTAAACGTGGTACTGAAATATTAAAACTAATTGGCTCAGAAGCAGTAGAATCTGAAATCGCCAAACAAGGTGGAAAGAATAATAATGCAGAAAGAACAAAAAGATAGAATGCCAGTCGGTGTAGAGATTTTATTAGATAAACCGGATTCGTTTTTATTGATTAAAGAAACACTAACTCGTATTGGTATTGCATCTAAAAAAAGTAAAACTCTTTTTCAATCGTGTCATATTTTACACAAACAAGGTAGATATTCAGTAGTTCATTTTAAAGAATTATTCGCTCTTGATAGAAAAGAAACAGATATTACTGAAGACGACTATAGACGTAGAAATACAATTGCCAGATTACTCGATCATTGGAAATTGTGTAAGATATTAAATAAGTCGGATGTAGAATTTGTATTAGATTCTGACGAATCTATGGATATTAAAATTGTTCCGTTCAAAGAAAAGAAAGATTGGGATTTGATAGCGAAATACGCTATCGGAAATAGATCTAAAAGAATTTGCAGCGATAATGTTGCGAATACACAGATGCCATAATGGGTCTGTGTTAATTATAGAAACTTGCTTATTAAGGAGTTCAAATGGCATATTTAAATCATGATATCATCAATAATCTGTACAAAGATTTTATTGGTGCTAGACAACTGGCAGACAAACTGAATTTTTTCTACGATGGAAAAAATACTATGCAATCTAATTTTCCACCATACAATATTATTGAGTCTCAGCCTGGTCATTATACAATTCAGCTTGCGATTGCAGGATACGACAAATCTGACATTACGATCGAACTTAAAGATAATCAATTGGTTATCACTGGTGAACGTAAGAAGACAGAACCTGAAACAGCTAAACCCAATTGGATCTGGTGTGGTATTGCTTCTCGCAACTTTGAACGAAAATTCATGCTTGAAGATAATATTGTAGTCGGAGAAGCTGATTATCAGAATGGAATCTTGTCCATCGATATGGAACGGGTTGTTCCAGATACTCAGAAGCCAAAACTAATTGCTATTCGTTAGATGTATTAAATAATGATAACCTAACTAAGTTATCATTATGGAAAAAGAACCATCAAATTCAAAAAATGGAATTCAAGAACTGATTAAGTCTAAGCAATTTCTTATCAATAATCGGTTCTTGATTAAATTGTCTATGGTAGACACAGGAGCTACTAAAAAGACGTATTTGATGGTTATTCAAGATTTAGTAGAGCATCAATTTAAAATGAAATTCTTCACCAACGAAGAAGAAGTGAACAGTCTTATCAAAACATTATATTTGGTTTAACCAAGAGAAAGTGAAACATCATGAGCGTCATTGACACAAATCAAATCATAGTACCGAACGATCCAGTCGTTCTAAAAGCAATTAAAGATGCTATGCAGGAAGCGTCGGCGAGTTATAGTCGCATTGAAGGTGAACGAGATTTTCTAAAAAATCTATTTACTGATCTTTCGAAAGGTGCTGATCTACCGAAACAGTATTTGGTAAAAACTTCTAAGATTTATCATAAGCAGAATCTTTCTGCAGTATCAGTAGATCAGGAAAATGTTGTTGAACTTTATGAAAAAGTTTTCGGCCCACAGGAGTAATTATATGAGCGAATTTAAAGAATCTGGTGTTTATATTGAAAAAATTGAAGGTGGTTTTATAGTCCAAGCTAATTCTGAAGGTAAAGACGTAATGCCGCGAAAGATTTTGCGAAAATTGTCTGAAGTAATTGCTTTCGTTAAAGAGCAACTAGCAGATACTGTTCCAGAATAAACCAGTAATGGTTTCTAAAATGGCTTCTCTTAATGAGGGGCCATTTTTGTTTTACTTTGATCTTTTTGCGAGTTATAATTAGCCATACACTTGCTAAACTAAAATAATTATGTCTTTAATTTACACTTCAGTCGAACAAAAATATAACAAAATCTTTTTTCGTGGATACAAAGACGGAAAACGTGTGCAGACTGATGACGCTAAATTTGAGCCGAGTTTGTTCGTTCCTTCTGGTTCTGATGATGCTGAATATAAATCTTTGTACAGTGTTCCTCTTAAAGAAATAAAATTCGATTCTATTTCTGAAGCAAAAAATTACATTAAGTCTTATAAAGACGTTATGGATATTCATGGCAACGAAAGATTTGAATATGATTTTATTCATCGAAATTTTTCAGAAGAACAACATGTTACAATTGACGATCTGTCAGTCATTGCAATTGACATAGAAACTAAAGTTGAACATGCATTTCCAAACGTCAAAACAGCTGAAGAAGAAGTTTTACTAATTTCTAATTATTGCTTCAAATCTAAAAAGATGACTACGTTTGGATGCAGACCATATACTGGATCTGATACAAATTACGTTCTGTGTTTGAATGAAGCTGATCTACTGTCTAAATGGATTAACTACTGTATCGACGTTGATTTTGATATCATGACTGGTTGGAATGTTATTCAGTTCGACATGGCATATCTTGGCACTCGAATTATTAAAACTCTGGGTCAAAAAGCATTAGACCGGCTAAGTCCGTTTGGAAGAGTTGAATCTAGAACTGAGACTATCATGGACCGCGAAATTCTAAAATACGAAATCGCCGGTCGTACAGTTCTTGATATGCTAGAACTTTACAAGAAGTTCCGATTTATAAATAGACCTAGCTACAAGCTCAGTTACGTTTCGCAAGTTGAATTAGGTGATGACAAAACTGAAAATCCATATAAATCGTTTAAAGAACATTACACTGTTGGATGGAATGATTCTGAAGGAAAACAAGATGGGTTCGTTCGCTATAATATCCAAGACGTTAATCTGCTAGTTAAACTAGAAGAAAAGCTTGGAATGGTTTATCTGGCTGTCACTCTGGCATACTTAACCAAAGTTAACTATTCAGATGTTTATTCTCCAGTAAAAACTTGGGAGTCGTATATTCTTTCTACTCTGTACGAAGAAAAAACATTATGCGCTTTAAAGAAACACCATTCTTCAGATCATCAAATCATGGGAGGGTATGTTAAAGAACCAGTTCCAGGTCTTTACAGATGGACTGGTGTGCTTGATGCGACTTCGCTGTATCCAAGCTTTATTATGTCTTTGAATATGTCGCCAGAAACATTTGTCGACGTAGTAGATGGAATTTCTATCGATACGTTGCTCAACACTGACATTGTTAATGAATCTGAATATGCTTTGGCAGCAAATGGTTCTAGATATCGCAGAGACACACGTGGAGTGATGGCGCGTCTAACTGAATCAATGTTCGCCAAACGCAAATCAGCCAAAGATGAAATGCTTCGTCTTAAACGTGAGTACGAACAAACTCATGATGAATCGTTTAAAAAGACATCTGCTCGGTTTGGCGTTCTTCAGCTTGCAGTAAAAACTCAATTAAATTCACTGTTTGGAGCTCTTGCCAATAAGTATTTTCTTTTCTTTGATAATAGAATTGCCGAAGGAATTACTTCTACTGGTCAGTATGCGATTCAAGAAGTTTCTAGATCTGCAAACAAGTACATGTCTAAAATTTGCAAAAAAGAAATGGACTACGTAGTATATAATGACACAGATTCGTTATGCGTTTGTTTCGACGATTTAGTAAATCTTTCTACGAAGAAAATGACTGACGACGCTACAGTCGATTATATTCTTAAGTTCATCAATAATTTTCTTGGAAAAGAACTAAATAAGACTACTAAAGAAATTTCTACTCGTTTAAATTTTTACGAAAATAAGCTATATTTTAAACCCGAAGCGATTTCTTCAGCTACAGTAGTTTTGGCCAAGAAAAGAAACTGTCAAAGAGTTTTAGATAACGAAGGAGTTAGATACGCTGAACCAGAATATAAAATTACTGGAATCGAAACTAACAGAAGCTCAACCCCAGATTTAGTCCGCGAATGGCTTACAGAAGCGATTAGAATCGTGCTAGATCACACAGAGCGGTCTATGCTGATAGACTATATTGAAAAGCGTAGGAATGACTTTAAGACGTATTCTGTCGAGGAAATTTCGTTTCCGCGAGGAGTTAATAACATGCGAGAGTACTCTCATCCGACCATGATTTACAGTAAAGGATGCCCTATCGCAGTCAGAGCCGCTTTACTTTACAATAATCTGGTAAAGAAAAAAGGATTAGAGAATTCCTACGAATTAATTAAAGAAGGAGATAAAATTAAGTATGTAGCACTTATTGAACCAAATACGCTTAGAGAAGATATTATCGGATTTCCTTTTGAAATACCAAAAGAATTCGGTCTTCATAAGTACGTAGATTATAACACACAATTTAAAAAAGCATTCCTAGATCCTCTTATTAAGATTATGGATGCATTGAAATGGAAACTTGAAGAAGAGAATTCTCTCGACGATTTCTTTGGGTAGGATAGTATGACACCGATATTCTATAAACCAGAAATGGTAGTTTCGAACAATGAAAGTTATAGCGAATCTGCAGGGAAACCAGAAAAAGTTGTTTTAGATTGGTTGTCTCGTGTTGGTATTCGTGAGCATATTTCTGTGAAGGATTTCTTACCGATTTCTGCAGAAACTATAAAGCAGTGTCATGATCAGGATAGTTGAATGAAAGATAGCATAGAAGAAGCGTATGTAAATATGTTAGCAGAAATGCCACAGATTGTAAAGTCTGATACATACTCAGATAAATAGATAATATAGTCAGAATGGGATCTGACTTAAAATACGACAAACCTAACTGAAAGAAATTAAATGGATTATAGACCTTTATTGAAAGCAGAATATAATATATCTGCTACAAATTTTCCTTATTATGATTATGATGATCAAGTGTTTCAATATATTGAAACGACATTACGAAACTGGTATTTCGTATCTGTGTATAACTAAACAAGATAACTATGTGAAATATACCGGTTTCGGTAAGAGATGGAAGAAATTACTTTCAAAAATACCTAGTAGATTAATAACTACACTGTTATATACGACGGACGGCAAAGATGGCATGGAATAAACTGCAAACATGACCCAAATAAAGGAAATTAAAATGGCTACCAAGAATTTAAAGAAAAATCATTCTACGTTGATGCAAAAACTGTTGGCTAATAGTCCAACTAAACACACTGCAGTTATGTCAGAATCTGTATTTTTTAATGATAAAGACGTTGTTCCAATAGATTACCCAATTTTTAACATTGCTTTTAGCGGATCTTTAGATGGAGGTATGTCTAATGGACTTACTGTATTTGCAGGAGTGTCTGGAGTATATAAAACTTTAGCTGCATTAATTTGCGCTAAAGCATACATGAACAAATATGATGATGCTATTTGTATTCTGTTAGATTCCGAAGGAGGTGTTACTCCGTCATATCTAAAAGCAAATGGCATCGATCCTTCTAGAGTTTTGCATGTTCCGATTGAACACTTAGAAATGCTCAAGTTCGAATTAGTAAAACAATTAAAAGAAATTGAACGCGGAGATCACGTTATTTTTGTTATTGATTCAATCGGCAATACTGGATCTATGGCAGAAATTCAAAACGCATTAGACGAAAGATCAGTCGCAGAAATGCAGCGCGCTAAAACTATTAAGTCTGTTTTTAGAATGATTACTCCATCTCTTGTAGCTAAAGATATTCCGTGCATATGTATTGCACACACATATGAAGAAATGGGTTGTCTCGATGGAGACACACTAATAAAAACTAAAAACGGTCTAATTAGAATTAAAGATATTAAAATTGGTGATTTAGTCT